ATTGCATCTGGATTAAGAGATACTTTGACTTGGGATGTTTTGTATAGTATGATTGATGTAGCAATATTAGAATACTTGGATTTAAATGAAACTCATTATGGTGAGACTGCTGGTGATGAACCAGCTAAGACATATGAGAAGAATAGACAACAGTTTAAGATGGTTGATTTAGTGTCACCTTCTTGGACAATACAAGTACCAGTGAGGAAGAATAAATGAGATTCAAAGCATTAGTTTTTGTCAGGTTGAGAGGATCTGTATCAGATGCTGCTGGTAATGCAGTGATGAAAAATACACATTTAGTTGCTCCTAATCTTAAACCTCATTTGTTGAGGATAGGTAAAGCAATAGACTTCTGGTTTGATGCAGAGAGTGAAGAGATAGCAAGAGAAGAGATGGATCTTCTGTCTGATAGGATGTTAGCTAATACTGTGATAGAAGATTGGAGTTATGAATTAGAGGAGACTGAAGAGACTGGTATAGGAAATATTTCCAATGATAATGCAGGTACATCTAAACATGCTATTTTTGATTAATAATGAAAGATGAATTTTTGTGGGTTGAAAAATACAGACCCAAAACAATTGAAGAATGTATTCTACCAGAGAGTATTAAGAAGACC